ACCTATACCTTGTGGTAAAAAGGATAAGTCTTTCTCAATCGTAAAAACTCCAGGACTTACAATTCTTTCAGTAGCCACTATTATCTCCGAAAAATTAAAGAATTAAATTCAAATATAAATATAATTAAAATTCATCAAACTATGAATTTGATGGAATAAATTTACCAGAATCTAAATCTAAAACACCATCACCGTACTTCTCATTCAATTGTTCTACAAGTGATTTTTCTTCATCTTGAAGACCACTATATCTTTCAAACAAATCAGTTCTAAACTCTTTCAGTTGTTCAAGTCTTTTATTCAATAGATGTAACTCTATTTCAGCTTGACCAATTTGTGCAGTTGTTGCTGCATATTTTGATTGAAGTGTTTTTACAGAATCAATATCTTCTTGTGAAAATTCTTTTTCTGTTTGGTTTGCCGTAACTTCTGACATATAAAACCTCTTAAAAATGTAATAAAATAACAAATATAAATATCAAATTAAATTCCAATAAATGTAATTAACCATCGGAATTATCAAATTCTTGTGGATAGATACCAGGTGATCCTTCAGTTGATCTACTTGATAACCTTTTCATCTTCTCCTCATAGTATCTCAATTCTTCATCAGCATCTTTATTGAGTTTTCTGAATCCTTTTTGATTCTGACCAACACCAAGAACTCGTCTTGCATCAGAATTAAATGCATTAAATTCGTCACTATTCTCAATCAATTCTGTTTTTTCTCTACCTAATACTGAATTTATATCACCGAATGCCTCAGAAACGAAAACAATTTTATTAGCGGTCACTAATCTCTTTGTTGTTGTTTGAGCGGCTATATCCTTTGGTAACAAGTATGCATGGGCTGTTATCTGAAATGAAGCACGGACAACTCTATCTTGTCCAGTTGTATTACTATCTTCCATAGATATACTGTCCATGTTTGTAGAAAATTTAAAGAAATTTCTATCACCAAATGCTTGACCACTAAAATAAACAAAATTTTCTACAATATAATTTAATTGATTTTGATATTCACACCATATAATAAAATCATACGAAATATCAACATAATCCGGCATAGGAGTCATAAAGTATTCAGACGGTCTTTTTGCACCATATTGTGTACTAAACTTATCATATGGTGTTGCCGTGTTATACTTATGACGCATGATATATGCTATCTGATTTGTACTTGCAACTTTATTTCTTCTCATTTCTGATTTTATAGTAACTCCAGACCGGCGGAATGTTATCAATGGTGCAAGAGTTTTTCCTTTTTTATCTTTTAAGAATCCATCTTTTTGTATTGATGCCCATTTTTCTGCATTTGCATAAATCGTTGGGACTGGAATATACTCACCATAGTCTTCAACACGAATTTGCATTTTACTATCAATGAATGATTTTATTGCAAAATCAACATCATACAGAGTAACACCAAGACTTCTTGTTTTGTCTTTATCTCGGCGAACCTGTAAATGTCTAAAATCACCAAAATCGGTTCTCGGATTTTCTAATGAATTTCTATCATCAATAAAACTATCACGTGTTCTACGAAGTGGTGGTTTTCTATATTTGTTAGAATTTTTCATTATATGTTACTCGGAATGTCATTGTTGTTTGTTTGTATCGCAGGTCTAAAATCTTCAATATGTATTCTTGACCTTCTTGTTAAGTGAGTATTTGCTATGATAGATACATTATGACCCCATCTTTCAGTTGCAAAAGAATAATCAGGATTCTTTCCACCAAAAAATTGATTCTCTTGAATCGCATCAACTTCCCACCAATCGCCATTATATTCAATAACATCACCAACCTCTATGAAAATATCAACATCTTTAAGATATTCTCTAATGAATGCAAAATTTGCTGCCTGTTGGTAATCTTGACCAAATTCTGTTCCTTCATATGTTTGTGCTTGATAGTCTATGAGTGCAGGAACTTTTACTGGACTATGATACACTTTCTTATCGGATTCATTGTACAAATTTGTCTTTGTATCTTCTATTGATAGTTTGTAAACAGCAACCTCTGTATCAATTATATCATTTATCAATTCCATGTTCAATTTATGAACAAGTCTAGCATCTCTTTGTCCATGAAATAATGGCATATTGTTATCCTATGTAAATTGCTAAAGGTGTACCATTAAGACTTGCACCCAACGCCTCTGTTTCTAATCTTTTTGCCTCAAGTAATTTAGCACGAGTCATTGTATCTAACATAGTTCTTAACTGCTCAACTAATGCCTGTTTTTCTGCAGTTGCTGCTCCAAGTAAGTCAGCTGCATTTAATGATGTCTCACCATTTGGTATAGGAATACTACCGTATTTGCCACGAACATACCCCAACATTTCTTTTGCTAATGCAAGACCAAACGAATATATCCATGTTTTTCCTGGAGAATTTATATGTGAATATACCATATAATCATACGGTGCATTTGACAAATCAGATACAGTACCACCCTTATACTTTAAAGGATTACTTCTTTCTTCTTTAACAATATATTCTATCCAAAGTTTAAAATCCTTTGTTGGAACTGGAAACATACGAAGTTCATTGTTTATCAATTCAAAAGTAAATGCAGACTTACGCATCAAATCATTAAATTCTATTGCTTGAATACGGAGTAAGTCTGCATACATTGGCATTAACATAAAAGATACACCGGTTGAGTATGCACCAAATCCAAAGGTATCTAACATTGCTTGATTACCTAAATACGGATCATAAAATCTTATTGATGCAGGTGGACCGTAATGATGAACCTTTTTTATCTCAATTGAGCCAGTTGGTGCCTTTACATCACGGATAAGTGTGTCCAAATTATACTTTTGTTGTCCAATTTTTACATCAATTGATGATGAATAGAATTTAACATTACCATTGGTAAATGTTTCACTACCGTATTCTGTTGCCAATTGTATAAGAGGACCCATACCAGTTGATATGTTTCTTTGAGTAAGATTTGAACCAGTAGATGCACCCATGATGTTTAACATATTTTGTTGTATATTAAATTGATTTACATGGTATGAATACTCATAAACAGCTTCTTCAAGACAAGTATAAAAGTTTACATCTTGTAATTCAACATCAACGATTGGATAACCCAATCTTTTAGCACACCAATCTGCAAAAGCATCTGCATCTGATTGAAATAATGCATCAGAATCAAATGTTCCAAACGGTGTACTACCAGTTGTAAAACTGGAACTACCAGGCCAAATTGGGATTTCTACCATTTACTTCTCGGATTTGTTTTCTTCAAAATACTTTAATATATCATCAACAATTGGATGACGGTGGTTTGTTTTTAATTCATAAACCCCTAATCCATTTATTTTATCCTTCATATTAAATAAATATGGAAGTCCAGAATCTTTTTTCTGTTTCAAATCTATCTGTGATATGTCACCTGTCAGCATCATTTTTGAATTGATACCAAGACGAGATAATATCATTTCCATTTGTGCTTTAGTTACATTCTGTGATTCATCAACTATTACACAAGAATTGACGAAAGTTCTACCACGAAGAAAAGAAATAGGAGCAATTTCTATTTTATCTTCCGCCATTAACTTTTCAATTTTTTCTTTATGATATAACATATGCATATTTGCTTGAATAGGAGACACCCAAGGATCCATTTTTTCTTTTATATTACCTGGAAGAAATCCTAAATCTTCGTTTGATACCGTTGGTCTTGTAATTATTATCCTTTCTACCTCACGATAGAAAAAACATTCAAGTGCTATTTGTGTTGCTAAAAGTGTTTTACCAGAGCCAGCTTTTCCTACAAAAACTGAAATATCATCACGAAGAGCATCTGCTTTTATTCGTTTTTGTTCCTCATTAAGAGTTAGTTGAAATTGTATTTTATTTTTGATAGTTTTTCTTCCTTTTTTTATTCCAGTTGTATTAAGACTTGAAAGTTCTTCTTCACTCAACAAATTTTGTTTGTTATCTATTTCCTCGTTATGTTCAGAACTCATAATGGCTCCTATAATAATTTAGAAAGGGTTTCTCCCATTGATTTTACGTCAGCTTCGATTTTGGAAAGTATATTATCCAATTTCTCAACTTTATGGGTCCATTCAAAACCTACAATAGCGATAAATTCCGATCCTTTTCGTATCGGATAAACCACCGCTGATTTAGACCCTCTCTGTGAAAAAAATGCTTTAGTAATTAAGTCCTCTATATTATCTACAACAGGATATACCGCCTTATGATTTACTACATCTTCAACGAAGTTTGAGTAAAGAGACATCGGTAAGTTTTGATATTGCTTAAACTCTGTACTAACCCCTTCTTCGAGTGACTCAAATGAGGTTGAGAGTTTGGTCATGGATTTGCCTGTTTTGTATTTACCACCGTTGTGTCTTTGAAGAATGAATGCACGCTGACAATTATATTCTTCTAACAGTTGGTCTAATATGGTTTGGATTAGTTTGGAATGGGAAATCTCTCGGTCAATCTTTTTCTGTTTGTATTCACCGTATTTGTATTTTAGGAACCAAGAAAGGAAAACACCAAGAAGTGTAGCCATACTGGATACCGCCAATTTTATTATGTCAATATATTGAATTTGAGTTTCCATTTGTAATAAATAGCAAAGTGATAATAAAAAAGGGTGACATTTGTCACCCTTTATTGAAATTTATTTTCATCAAATTTATTTTACATAAAATAAATTACCGTTTTTCATTTTAAACTCACCACCAGGATTATACGATTCATGTGCCTCACCACCACCTTGTTTTAATATAGGAACTATGTT